AGATACAAGTCATTACGAATCGCGCCAACGCTGGGCTACTGCTGGCAACAATATTCGTATCACAGGAAACTCGCAGTCGCCTCGTCGCGGCACAATCTTCCTAGATGTAACATCTGGTCAATATGATGTTCGAATCCGCAGATTAACGGCTGATTCTACTGATGCCCGTTTGCAAAATCGTACAAACTGGTCAACGATTCGCAGCTATCAAGATGACCAAGGCAATTATGCAGGTCAACTGCGCCGTGGTTTAACAATTCGCGCATCTGAACAACTTAATGGCGTTGTTCAGCAGCTTTCCTGCCAATTTAGTGCTAAAGCCTATTATTGGAATGGCTCTGCTTGGACATTTGGCGCAACCAGCAATCCTGCACATTGGTTTGCAGATTTTGCTATTGGTCGCAAAGATAAAAATGGCAAGCTGGTATATGGCATTGGCTTGACTGCAGCACAACTTGATCTTGATGCAATTGCTGCATGGGCAACATTCTGCTCAAACGAAGGTCTGACATTTAATGCGGTGCTAGATGATGCTAAAACGGCGGCAGAAGTAATTACATCTATTGCGCGTTGTGGTTTTGGCTCACCATCTTGGGCTAGCGGCAAATTGGGTGTTGTTTGGGATTCGCGTAATGCGTCTCCAGTTGCTGCTTTTGGTATGTCCAATATTCTGAAGGGAAGCTTTAACGTCAGTTATATTACTGAGCAGCTTGCCGAAGAAATTATTGTTCGCTATGTGAATCCAAATAAAGATTGGTCGCAAGATGAAGTGCGCGTATTGGTTCCAGGCGTAACGACTCCATCACGATCAAGCACTATTGATGTATGGGGATGTACCAGCACATCAATGGCTGGTAAATTTGCCAATTATGTCGCGGCACAACAATATTATCGCCGTCGTCGTATTACATGGGACTGCGATTTTGAAGGTTTTGTATGCCAGCGTGGGGACGTTGTATTACTTAGCCATGATTTGACGCAATGGGGATATTCAGGTCGAATTGTAGCTGTTGATGGCAATACACTAACCATTGATCGTGAAGTGCCTCGCAATGGTTCTATTGAGTATCTAATGCTCAAAGAACCTGATGGCACAATGACGACGTATTCTGTCACTGCTGGCTCCGGAAATTCAAATGAACTTACTTTAACGACAACGCCACAGTTTCAAGCTGGCTATTTGCCGCTAGATCACGTTTGGTTTTTCTCGCCATTAGCAACGCCAGGCAAAAAAGTTAAGATTCTGTCAATTCAGCCAACAAGTGAAACTCGTGTTCAAATTGTAGCAACAGACGAAGATCCTGAGTTTTATACTGCTTGGGATGGTTCTTGGAATGAACCAGCGTCATCAACATTGCTGCCAGCGCCTCAAATTCCAGTTATTGAAAATATTTCTATTTCTGAAAGACTTGCTGTTGTTGCTTCTGGTGATATTGTTACTCGCGTAACGATTAGTTGGAATCAAGTCAGTAGCCAAGTAGATACAGTTCAAGTTCGCTATAAATTGAATGACGGCATCTGGTTAAGCAAGATTGCTTATGGCGTAACAGATATTGAAGTAGATTTTGATGGTTATGGCACTGTTTACGCTGAAGCCATGCCTATTGCCGGTATAAATATTGGCGCAACAATTACAGGCTCTGGCATCGTATATGGCAAAACATTGCCACCATCTGATGTTTCAGGCTTTACTGCAACAGTAGATAAAGACATTGGTTTGCGTCTTGCATGGAATTCTGTGCCTGACATTGACATTGATAACTATGAAGTTCGTCTTGGTTCTTCATGGGCATCGGCAGCGCTATATGGCAATATAAAAGCCAATACGATTAAGGTCGGATTCTTGCCAGAAGGCACTCAAACTTGGTTGATTAAAGCTGTTGATACATCTGGCAATTACTCGACTAATGCTGCATCTGTTACCAGCACGATTCTTGAAGCGGATGCGCCAACGATTACAGCAACCTATGCTGGTCCAAATTTGGTTATGTCTTGGGATGCTGTTTCAGGCTCTCTTGCAACGCAATCCTATGAAATTCGTTATGGATCAGATTGGGCATCAGGTACTGTTATAGGTCAGGTTAAAGCAACGACATTCAGCGTTAAAGCACAATGGTCTGGTACACGCACATTCTTTATCGCTGCCATTGATCTTAATGGTAACTATGGCGCAATCGGCAGTTATGACGCAGTTGTTTTAGTGCCATCACAAGTCGATCCATCACAAGAAGTCATTGATAACAATGTGCTGCTGCGTTGGGGCGATGCAACACAAACGCTGCCAATTGATTATTACGAAGTGCGCCGTGGCTCAACATATGCTGGATCAACGCTGATTGGTACTGTATCTGCACGATATACAGTTATCTTTGAAACAACTGGTGGTACTTATACTTATTGGATCACTGGATTTGATGCTGCTGGAAATTCGGCAACGCCAGCTTCTGTTACGGCATTAGTAAATGATCCACCGGATTATGAGTTGCAATACGATCAAAATTCGACATTTAGCGGAACAAAGTCTAACTTTATTCAAGAAAATGGCTCTATTATTGGTCCATTTGATACCACTGAAACCTGGCAGTCGCATTTTACTAGCCGCTCATGGGATCAGCCACAAGATCAGATTGATGCCGGTTATCCGTATTATCTTGAGCCAACTGCGACTTCTGGCTATTACGAAGAAACAATTGACTATGGTACGGTTCTAAACGCTACAAAGATAACGATTACGCCGACTTATACGGTAGTTGATGGAAGTCCGGTAATAACACCAAAAATCAGCGTTCGTGAAACAACGTCTGATCCATGGATTGATTACGATGGATTATCTTCAGTTTATGTAACTAACTTTCGTTATGTTAAATATCGCTTCACTGTTACTGGAAATGGCAATGATTTAGTGCGATTTACCAATATCAACGTGCGTTTTGACGTAAAATTAAAGAGTGATGCTGGTGTTATAGCAGCAAATGCGGCAGATTCTGGTGGCACAACTGTGTACTTTAATAAGTCATTTGTTGATGTAATTAGCATTACTGCAACGCCAAAGGGAACTGGAAAAGTCTTTGTTTTGTATGATTTTACTGATGTGCCAAATCCAACGTATTTCAAGGTTTATGCCTATGATTACGCAACCGGAAATCGTGCATCGTGTGATGTAAGCTGGTCTGTTAAAGGGGTTTAATCATGGCTGATTGGTCAACACCAACATTATCTTCGCTCTATACCGATTTTCTGTCCTATATGAAGGACAGAGATGTTGATATTGCTAAACAGTTTGATGGTACGACTTCTACTAACGTACCAACTGGTGCTATCCGTTGGGATTCGACTGCTAATCGCTGGAAAAAGTGGGACGGTTCAGTTTGGCAAGAACTCACCACTTCTTATCAGCTAAACAGTCTTACGCTGCCCAATGGCACAGCCAATGGCGTAGCCTACCTTAACGGCTCAAAGGTACTGACTACTGGTTCTGCGCTGACGTTTGATGGAAGCAACTTAACTACATCACAAGCAGATGGGTATAACGGACTTCGAATCTCAAATACATCAGGGAAAATTCGTGTTAGCGGATACTTGAACGGAACTGCTGGCGCATACATTGATGCGCTTAACGCTGCTGAATCAGCTTATTCAATGCTGACAACCAATGGCAATCCGTTGGTATATCATGTAAACGGCTCCGAACAAATGCGCCTCACCAGCACAGGTCTGGGGATTGGCACGAGTAGTCCTAGTGAGAAACTAACTGTTGCTGGAAATATTAGCACTGGAGCCAATAGCACTATCAAGTCTTCTAGTGGATATTTGTTGGTTCAAGGATATACAAATACCATTATTGATGCTTCAAACGGAAGTCTTTATCTTCGCACAGGATCAACAGACAAAGCTATTATAGACTCCTCCGGCAACCTCGGCTTGGGAGTTACGCCGAGTGCTTGGGGTTCGGGATGGAAAGCAGTTGAATTTGGTTCTGCTGGCAGTTCTGTATTTTCCGCTACCGCAGGGAATAATTCGTGGTTTACTGCCAACGCTTATTTTAACGGTGCGAACTGGATTAGGCCATATGCAGCGCCTTCGTCAGCATACAACTTATCGAGTGGAATGCACTCTTGGCACTTGGCTGCTACGGGTTCCGCTGGAGGTTCTCTTTCCTTCACCCAAGCGATGACGCTGGATGCTAGTGGGAATCTGGCAGTAGGTTCAACTTCCGCATATAGTTCAAGTGCTCGACTAACTCTATCAAGAAGTACCGGCTGCGATGTAGTGCTCCGTGACCCAGGAAACGCCGTTGATTTAGGATTAAGTGTCGTTGGCTCTGGCGGTTCTTTGGGTACGATTACTAACCATCCGCTGACCTTTTACACAAATTCTGTTGAGCGTATGCGTATCGACTCCAGCGGTAACGTGGGGATTGGTACTTCAACGATTACTCAAAAGTTGACAGTGGTTGATACAAACCCTGTCACTGCAAACTTCAAGTCGGATTCGACAAGCGGCGCCGGTATTTATCTCGACAATAGCGGAAGGTCGTCTGGTTACAAGTTCGGCATTTTGGTCGGCAATATCGCCAATGGTGTATTCAGCATCAAAGATGAAACCAACAATGCGACCAGAATGTGTATCGACTCCAGCGGTAACTTGCTGGTGGGGACTACTGGTGCATCTCCATTTGATAGTTGTAAGGTTGCGGTAGATGCCTCTGCGGAAGGATTTCGTATTAGAAGCGGCGCGGGACAACCTTTTAGATTTTTGGCTGCTGGGACAAGCACAACTGTAGGTAGTATTACAACAACTGGTTCGTCAACATCCTACTCAACTTCCTCCGACTACCGCCTAAAAGAAAACATCCAGCCGATGCAGAACGCATTGGGCGTAGTAGCACAACTGAATCCGGTCACATATCGTTGGAAAGCAGACGGCTCTGATGGTCAAGGCTTCATCGCCCACGAACTGCAAGCTGTTGTTCCTGACTGCGTAACTGGCGAGAAGGATGCTGTTGATGCTGAAGGTGAGCCGGTTTATCAGGGTATCGACACCAGCTTCCTCGTAGCTACTCTTACCAAAGCAATCCAAGAACAGCAAGAACAAATCAACCAACTCAAGGCTGAAGTAGCCGCACTTAAATCGTAGTAAAATCAAAACTTAACTAACCAGGAGTAATAAATGACACAAGAAATCACCTTGAATCTGACGATTGACGAAGTATCTGGCGTCCTGATGCTTCTTGGCAAGACGCAGACTGAACAGGGATTTTATCCGCTGATGGTAAAGGTTAAGGAACAGGCTGAAAGCCAATTAGGAGAAAAAGATGGGAATTAAATACACATGGAGTTTCCCAACTCTTGAAGTAAAGCCGCATTTTGAGACGCAAGAAAATGTTGTTTCAGTAATTCATTGGGTTCTTACTGGTGAATTGGCTTCTGCACAAGAAACGCTGACAGGCTCTGTTTATGGCTCTCTTGGCGTTGAATACAAAGCTGGTGATCCATTTACGCCATATGCACAATTGACTGAACATGAAGTTCAAAGCTGGACTGAAAATCTGCTTGGTGCAGATCAAGTTGCTGCAATGCGTCTAGCAATTCAGCGCCAGATCGAAGAACAGCAAGACCCTTCGATTAAGCCATTGCCACCGCCTTGGGCTGCGCTCGGTCCTACGCCAGTGTCATCAGAGCCAACTCCTGTTGTAGAATAACGGA